TGCATAAAATGATTTATTAAATCGCACGTTTCTTTTTCTGTTTTTCCAATTTGTGCGGACAGGCAGGCAACCAATGTAGATAATTGATTGCTTGCCTTTTCTTCTCCGCACCAAATAACGCCCTCCTTGTATTCGATACGGTCCATACGCACCGCCTAACCCTGTAAGTATTTCTGATACTCTGCCGTTTTACCCATTACCCATACAGATAAGGCATTGGTTAATCTGCTTTCCCATTCTGCCGGGCAGATATTTCCGTTTTCGGATTCTGTCATAATAACTTTTCTTACCTCTTTCTGTATCATGTTATATTGACCTGTTCCGTATTTTTTGCTTATCCATTCCGTAAAGGATAATCCCTTTTCCTGTGGTTCGGGTACATATTCCGGGTAATCGCTCATATCCTGCTGCCCCGGTAAATTATCGTTTTCCTCTTCGTCCTCCTGTGTTTCTTCCGGCTCATTCATAAAACCGCTTTCCTGTGTTTCCTCGGTGTCCTCTTCCTCTGCCGGTCCCTGTGGTGCTTCCTCTTCGGAATCGTCATAGGTCAATTCTTCCGTTTCAATCATCAATGCAACAATTTCCGCAAGGTCGGCATACTCGATAATATATGTACTCCAATCCTCCTTAATCTGTATCGCCATTCCCTCCGTTTGGAATCTGTAAATAAATTCTTTTCCGTTAAGTTCTAAGGTCTTGGCGGTAAATGTCTTTGAAAAGTGTTTAATCAATTCCTTTTCAACTGCTGCTGTATTGCCTTTTACTTTGAATACCGCACGGTTTACCTCTCCCTTTAAGGCTTCCTTAATTGCTTTCTGTACCTGTTCCGCCTGTTCGTCCGTAATCTCTGCTTTCGGCTCTTCTTTCACATCATTTATATGTAATTCGCCTTTTTCCTCGTATTTTTCATAAGCCTGTTTCTGCCCCTCTTCATCAAGTCGGCTAAGTTCGTGGGCGGTAGAAATATTGATATTGCCTTTTTCCAATTCATCCTTAAACTCCTGTGATAAATTGTTTTCAATGGTTTCCATTCTTCCAATCTGTGTAGTTGATGTATTAAGCATCTGTGCCACAATTTCACGGATACGCCCTATTTTCTTTCTTTCCTCTTTCGGCTTATCCTTGTTTTCTTCCTGTAAGGCTCTCTTGTACTCGGTAAGGATTTCTTTTAATTCCTTTGCCTGCTGCACCTTTTCCCAATCCGTAAGCTGTCTTGCCGTTGCATTGGTAAATATAAGGCTTAACTTATCCTTGATTGTGTCGGATTCCTTTTTTATAAGGCACGGCACTTTTCTATATTCCTCTTTACCCTCCTGTACCAATTTCAAGGCTGCAAGTCTACGGCGGTGTCCTGCGACTACCTCGTATTTTCCGTGTGCTTCTGGCTTTACTACTAAGTTCTGCTCAATGTGTCCGACCAACTCAATAGACATTGCTAATTCGTCTATGTTTTCCGTGGAGTAAAAATTATCTTTGCTTGGCATTAAGTCCTCCACATCAAGCATAGTTACCTTAAACTCCTGTTCCTGCTCTGCCGGTCCCTCTGCCTGTACTGCTGCCCCTTTGCTTTTAGCATTGAGTAAATCGTTAATATTAAATCCTGCCATTGCTCTTTCCTCCTATTCTCAAAATGCCTATGCCTTTCCATTTTTCCGTGTCCGAATCGGTCACAATTTTTCTGATATTATCAAGCGTTTTTTCATTCTCTATGTATCTTATATAATCCCGCTTTGGAATCAATACCATTTCTTCCTTTTCCTCTGTGACAATTCCGCAATCCACTATCTATACTCCTTTCCTGTATCTTTATCTCTCAATACGATACGTCCGACCATTTCATACCCTGCAATATCTATCATCTGCTTTAATACGCTTACAAGGTTTGTTACTTCCGGGTTGTATTCCCTTTTCTTTGCCTTTGGTTCTGTTTCGTGGATTGCTGCCCCGGCTGTGGGGTCAGCATATCCCTCTTTGTTTCTGTATACCATTCTATCCCTCCAAATACTCCTTAACGAATGTCTTATAATCCCTTGCTGCTCCCGACCTTGGAGAATACTGCATAAGGCTTTGTGTGGTAAATGTTACCTCGTCCGCCTTTTCAGTTCTCCTAATGTGTGTTCTGAATACCGGGTATCTCTGATTCTGCAAGTATTCCTCTCCCTGTCTGCATACATCACGGTTATAGAACATTGTTACAAGGCATCCTCTAAACTTTAATTTCGGGTTAAGCTGTTTTGCATTGTTTATCTGTTCCTCTAATTCTTTCATGCCGTCAAATGCGTAGCCGTCAATCTTAATCGGTATAATAACCTCGTCTGCTGCCACTAAGGCATTGATAACAGATATATTTATATCCGGCGGACAATCAATAATACAGTAATCAAATACATCTTTTACCTTTTCCAATTCCTTAGACAGTATTGTTACTTGGTCTATTTCCTCATTCTTTATTACCTCAAGGTTTGCTGTTAAAAGGCTCATATTGGCAGGTACTACCGCAATGTTTCCGTTCGCTCCAAGCTGCATTACATCTGTTAATGTCTTATCTCCTGTAAGTACATCCGCAAAACTCGGTGCTTCATCATTCCATACACCGCACGCCTTGGATAAATTGCCCTGCTTGTCATTGTCAATAATCAATACCTTTTTGTCGTAATCCTCTGCCAAGATATACCCCATGTTTACACTCGTTGTTGTCTTGGCACATCCGCCTTTCATGTTAATAATTGCAATAGTTTTCATTTGTTTTTACCTCCTGTTAATACTCTTTGTGCTTCCTTAAAGTCCATTTTCTTAATTGCTCTAAGGATTCGGGCAAATACCGCCCCTGCCTGTCTACCAAGTTCTTTGTTCATAAAGTCCAAATCCTCGGAAGTGAATACTACCTTTAATTCCGGGTCATTTATGATATTTTGAGCTTGTATTACTTCGATACCGCATAGGGTTCTTACTCCGCTTTTGAAATAATCCCTATCCTCCTGTGTCATTGGTATTTTTTTCATAGGCTACCTCCTGTGTGTGCATTGCACACTTTATACAATCTCTAAAGGCTTAGGCACTCTATAAGGTGTGCAATAGCCTTTTCGGGTGGACTTCTTGGCATATATCCACCGCCTTTCCCGGCTATGTGATAGGCGTTGCAATTTTTCGCATTAAAAAATTACTAAAAACCTGTTGACTTACTGCACGCTCTCTAGTTGGCGTACCCACTGCTATTTTTTCACTCTATCCCTGCTACGGCTATTGGCTTGCCCTCGTCAGAAAACAGGTTGCCGACCTGTCTTGACGGCTCGGGGTGGTTGCCCCTTACCGTTTCGGCTCTTTATAATCCTACCTCTGCCATTACCTTGGCTGTTTCCTTATCTACTCCCTCGTCCATAAGTTCCTTTACTCTTCTTGCTATTGCTCTTTTATGTATATTTTTCATAGTTTCCTGTGCTAACATATTGTTGTACGCCTTATCAAATCCTTTAATTTCTACCATTGTTTCTTACCTCCGTTTTGCTTTCCTTTGATGATTTTATTATATACTTATATAAGTATATTTACAACCCGGGATAATTAACAAATATACTTATATAAGTACATCAATCTTTTGTGCAATTTGTATACTTATATAAGTATCATTCCTGTATGCTCTTTTTCTTCTCTTCCAACTGCTGCCTTTTGTCTTTCAGATACTCCATATATTCTCCGTATGTCATTCCCGGCGGTGTGATTCTTCTTTGTGCTTCTCTTGCCTGTTTCGCCTTTTGGCTTAATACTGCTGCCTTACTTACCGTCTTTTTTTCTTCTCTCTTTGGTTCTTCGGGTTTAATCCCTAATCTCCTTGCCTGTCGGTTCGGCTTTGCCTTGTTATATGTCAATGTCCTTTCCTGTTGGAATGGTATTACTTTCCTGTTTCTTCTCTTCTTTGCCATAACTGCCCCTTTCCAAATCGTCCGCAATTTCTGTTATACTCTGCATACAGGCTTTTATATTCGTGTCCGTGTCTGCCGTTATGCTTAATATGTTGCTTATCTGTCGTAACCTCTTTATCTGTTTTGGGTCAACTGCTGCCTTTTTCAGACATTCCGGGCATATCTCTATGCCCTCCAATGCCTTTTCTCCACATAAGCTACATTTCTTCATGTGTACCAACTCCTATTTTCTAAAGAACTTTAATACTCTTTCGTTCCACCAATACTTAAATACCGCCTTATAAAAGGCTCTCGTCTTTTCTTTCATTGTCCTTTTCTTCCTCCTGTAGGATTCGTATAATGCCTATATAGAGCCTTTCCGCACAATATACGCATATACTATTACCTATTGCCCTGTATCGTGCCGTATCAGCTATAATATTGCCGTCTGCTCCGTATTTCGTCCAATCGTCCGGGTATCCCTGTAATCGTTCTCCCTCAACAGGTGTAAGCCTGCGGATTATGTATACAACTTTCTGTGTTGCTTTCTTCAACAGGTCTTTAATACTTTTCTTCGGAGTGCTAGGGATATTCCCCTTTGTCTTGGTACTCTCTGTTATCAGAGTTTCCGACCCTCCGCCGTAAGCCCCCCCCGCTGCCCTTAAAGTGCCGTTAATCTGTGTTTCCCTGTATCCTCCGTGCTGATTCTCTTCAAAGGCTTTCTTATCGGTTACAATCAATGGGGTATCTCCCCTTACGGTATTATTCTGTCCTGCGGTTAATGTTCCGCTTGTATCGCTCTCCCTGTATCCGTGGTGTTGGTATGCTTCGTAAAATACGCTGTGAATATCTGCCGTTGTGAGTGTCGGGCAAGGTCCCCCGACCTTTCCAACGCCTAATCCGTTGCTTGCCTTATTTCTTGTAACTTCATCCCTTAAAGGTATTACGCTTCGTTTCTCTTCGTACATGATGCAAGGCGTTTGACCTCCGCCACGCCCCATATTCTGTACTAAGGTTGGGGTAATATCTTTGTAGGTTCTTACCACGCTGTCGGCGTGTGCAAAATCAAGACCTAAAACCTCCCCCCCTCGGCTACTTTCTGCTCTAAGGCTATTCGTAGATTGTCCGGCAGCTTCCGCCCTTTGTTCTTTGCTCTTCGGAGTATACCCAAGCACGCTTTCGGACTTAAATAATATTTCTCCGGCACGTTGTCCTCCAAAATCTCCGATAAGGTAGATTCGTTTTCTACGTTGGGGTACTCCCCAATATTGAGCGTCAAGGATTCTCCAAGCTGTGTCAACCTCC